TGCAACAAATTTTTCGTCTGGACAATTGATTTGACCATAAAAATTATCGCCCCATCCAATTACCTTGCAATCTGGTGGTAAACCTAGGGAATAAAAGGTGCCTGTAGAAATAGTATTGCTCATGCTTACATTTTTCTAAAAATGTAATTTTATTTTTCAATTATAACATTGCTATTAATTGATCATTAAAATCTCCGTTATTGGCGAGTGTATATTTGATTCTGTTCCAAATGATGCTTTCTTGTGCATATACGTTTTTAATCATATCTGGTAGAGAAATCCATACTATATCACACATTTCATCCGATTCAATATTTACAATTTGCGAAGAATGAAAGAGAGTATGTGCTTGTTCAAAAAATGAATCATCTGAAATTTCACAAAATAAAATACAGATATCGTTTCTTCTATCAAAAATGGCACACGAAACTGGTTTCAAACTAGATGGACTAATGATTTCTTTAGATTCCTCCATAAATTCCCTAATAGCTCCAATCAAAATTGATTCATTTTTTGTAATTCCGCCTCCAAAATCTGATAATTCTCTAGTTTTAGAATCTACACCCATTAAAAAATAAATTTCTCCATATTTTTTAATATATGGAATAATTCCGCCCCTTTTACATTTAACTTTTGTCACCTCATCAAATAATAAAATCATATGTTATTAGTATTTTATATTTTAAATTAAATTTTCAATTATTAAAAATATGTATATATAAATGTATGACTATATAGGTGACCGGTCAAAACGTCAGATTGAGATGGAAAGTAATGGATGATTGGGAAGTCGAAGCTTTAAAACGTAAGGAATATCATCTTGTTTATCCAGCAAATTAGTCAAATTAACACTATTCTTCAGCGCATTAAGAGATATATTAAAAGTATCTTATGAATGGTATCCTATTACACAATCTGGAAAATTATTTATTAAATTGAAAAATAAAATATAAAATTCAAAGGAATAAATGAACCAGCTTGATGTCGCGCTACAAGATATGAAAAAGTACCTTGAATCTTCATATGACGTGCCACATAGTACGATTTTAAGAAAATTTAATCATGATTACACAGATATTAATAATGCAAAAACTCAAATTAATAATCAGCTTCTTGAAGTAATTCAGTCTCTTGAAACACTTGTTAGCGATATTTCTTTGGAAGAGGTGACATGGAAAGTCGCTCCTATAATTGATAAAATTAAAAACATTACATATTAAAAAAATATGTATATATAAAATGGGTAATACAATAGCTACTATATCATATGATCATGTTGATCACAATCGATACAATACAATTATAGTAAATTTTCGTACAAGTTATGGCTTACAAGAAGCTCATCCTGAATATTTAAAATGTGATATAGGAAAAAGATGCGAAGGTGCACAAATCGTTACCATATGGAATGACGATTCAATGTTAGAAAGGTTTGTAGATGATGTCGTAGCGGCTTTAAAAGAAGCTGGGGCTACAGGGGTTTCATCAACTATACGATTTAAACACTTTAAAAAAATCCCGTAATAATAAATGAGTCCAATGTGTACAGAGAATGAGCTATTATTAGCAATTGTTATATCTTTAATTTTTGTATGGTTTTTTAGAGAAATCCCGCATGAAAATATTTTTGTTCCAACTTGAAAAATTCCTTAAATAAATTTTACACATTATAAGAGGAGTATTCCTCTTTCTTTCGTGGTTTATGAAAGAAATATAATGAACCCTTTGCGATGAAAAGTAAAAAACATCACTCCTTGCAAGTTTTCCGCCTTGCAAGTTTTTGCATAATGATAATTGTATTGTATGATGCAAATATACAGCTTTTAGCAAATCAATTATAAGGATAAGTTGCCATAGCAACAAGTTTTTTCCTGTACATCAGGAAAACATAGATGAAAAAGTTTTGTTATGAATGCAAATACTTTTTCATTTAAAACATTGAACATCCATCTCTTAAGGCGATGGATGTAGTTCTTTAACAAACGTCCATGAGATAATACAGTCAAAAAGTAGATCCTTTATCTACTATATGGCGCTTTATCCATGGTAGAGTTTGTTCTTATATCCTTTAAGAGGTAACCGCATTTAGCACATCAGCACGCATTTTCTAACATTTTTTTATCACTAGCATCGTTATGGACGCTTCTAAATCAAGAAGCGTCAAGAGTTTTTAGGTGTCCGCCACCTAACTAGAACAGTAGCGTATCCATTATGGATAATTTTTAGCTTGATTGTCCCTTCCATCTGACAGTGGATTGTGGACATGCAAGTTTGTTGGGTTTATACCCTTCTTTGAACACGAGAAGTTGTTCTGAAAAAGTCATTTTCTTTATTTCAAAGAAAATCAACAAGATCTATGGAAAAAATGAAAAATAAAAGTTCATTAAAATCTTCTTCTTGATACATTTATTTTAATATTGAATATTAAAATCAATATTAAAATAAAATAATAAAATAGAAATGGACATACAAGAGTTAACGAGAGAGTTGGCACAAAATTATAAGTGGAATCATGATATTGAATGGGGTTACTACAAGATTTGGTATGTCAAACCAGATGGTACAAAAGTATGGACAGATGATCCACAAGAGGTTTACATTGAATACAAACAGCTTAAAGAATTAGATAAAAAGAGAGATGAGATTACAAAACAGTTGATAATAGATAGTCTTGCAATTAAAATCTTCTTCTTGATACATTTATTTTAAAATTGAATATTAAAATACATTTTTATTTTTATAAAAATGGGTTGGTTTCTTGGATTAAAAACTGATGGTAATGTGTTTCCTTTTTTGAAAACAAGTGACCAACGTATTATAATCCCGTTTGAATTTTCTCATAATCCTAATTTCAAATTTAGATTAGATGGTTGGACAGTATATGTTACTCAGCCGATTGTTTTAGATGGTATTACTTGGCAGGAAACAAAATGGTGTGATTTAGAAGAAATTAAAGAAATGAAATTATGTATTACTCCAAATGTTGACAAACAAATGGACTATAGAAAAAATTTGGTAGGGAGATTATTGGAAATTAATGGGGAACAGTATAAAATTGATAATATCGTACAGCATTTACATTGTCTAACACGATATTCCATCTACAATTTAGAAACAAAGAAATGGACAGATATTGAATATAATGATAAGGAATGGTCACGACCAGCAAAATTAATTGAAATTTAGAGATTCATATTTAACAATATGAAATTGATCGTTATACCTTGAGGCCGAGTTTTTTAACCAACATTAAAGTTGGAAGAAAAACTAAAGGGAATAGAATTGCGGTTTGATACATTTGTTTACACATATGATAATCGGGAACAATAAACTTGTATACTTTTTTCATTGGAGAAATTTGATAAGTATCAAGATCATTTATATAAAGATCTTGGTCAAAACGTTTCAAACCATCGTCATAACATTTAAACTCTTTCATCTTGGTCAACTGTACTGTTAGATGAGGGTACTTATTACGAGAACTAATTGTTGGCATAATAGTTACAGTCTTGTTATCAAAGGAACTTTTAATTGTTTCCAACTTTTTTGTCAAATCTTCAAAACAAAGAAATCCTCCTTCCGATGGAATATTATGTTGTTCGGCTTGAGGAGAACAATTCAAAAATTCACATTCACACGTGGTCGAATTAAATGTTAGATTATGATATTCTTGTCCACAATTAATAGTTGCAGACCAACCATCAAATGAGTTTACTACTAATAAGCTTAAAGTTTCTAAAAGCTCGTCAAGCGTTTTAAAATTGCTCATTTATATTAATTGATACTATTAAGATAAAATGGACGTAGAGTTATTTTGGGATAAAGTAATATTTTCTCCTCTATATAAAGAAAAAGGCATGTGGGTGATGGGCGCTCTCGTAGACTGTGGCATGATCACACAAATTCTAGTTGTTACTGAAAATAAAACTGAAAAATTGATGAATATGAAATGGAAGTTAATATATGGTATTGAACCAAATGGTCAAATCAAAAAGACTCAATATTTTGAACCTCCAATAGTCATCGATAATGTTTTGGTTGCTAAAGGACGTGACTTTAAAGAAACCAAGTATATGCATAAATATGAACCCTATTTTGTAATCAAAAAACATGATGACAGAATTTACAATACAGAACAATGCCCAGATACTTGCAAAATTCAAGAAATGTTTTGTCAGCCAAATTTTGTAATTAAAAGAACAGGTTAATTTTTGCTTAATGAAATGTCTATAAATAAATGAAAAAAATGTTGTATTGCAACATTTGTGACATCCTAACTGATCACACCGACTCTACTTGCATGATTACAGAAAAGAAAAAACTAGTAGAACGCGTTTCAAATGAAAGAGAAGAGGAAACAGATGACGAGGAAACAGGCAGCCAGGACGACAGCACTGGCGATGAGGAAACAGGCAGCCAGGACGACAGCACTGGCACAGATGAAGAGGTTAGTACAGACAAAACAGATGACAGCTCCGACGATGAGGGTAGTCAAGACACTGCTATTCAAGACGAACAGAGAATGGAACTAAGTCATGAAGAGTATTTATCATTTGATTATACAAATTTTCAAGACGACGATGGTATTCGTGTGACATTGGGCATTGAGGATGAGAATGATTATCCTATATTTGTTGAAAAGGAAAAAATAAAAGAGTTGGCAGCGTTTTTGAAACAAGTTTCTAAAAAACTGTTGGCTCTTTTGTAATCTGGATAAATCGTCTTATTAAAAATAAGACAATATATTTATTTGTAATGTTTAATTGCTGTAATAATTTTCCACACATCATTCATTTTTGCTTTGGCACCTGGACATAAAAATCGACATGCGTGTTTAGCAATTTTATAAGTAATGAGAGCTGGTAATTCTAAATCTTGCATAGCAAAGCAAATTTCAATGATTCTCTTATATGTCAAATCATAAGCAGCAATTTGTAAAGCTTCTAACGAATAAACATAATTTAAAGTTTGTAATTCCCAGAAATCGCTTGTATTAAAAGCGGAGCAATTTTTTTGGCACATTCAGATAATTTTTCATAGTCCCATGGTTTATCAGGATGAGCTGCATATTTCTCGAACCCCCAATTATGAATAGTTATAGCATCATAAACCAATTGCTCTTCAACTGGTATCCCTTCTAAAATAAATTGTAGAGTCATTTTATAATCGCTATTAGAAACTGCAATTTCTAATTCATTTAAAAAAACGTTCATTGTTTGATAAACTTGATTTCAGATTTTAAATTTCAATTTTCTAAAGGATAGATTATAAATCGTCTTTAAAGAGACATTTAATATAAATGTCATATTTGTCATTTGAGATGGGGCTTGCAAATTTGGAATGGATTTTGTCTCTTCTCAATAAAAATGGGCCCGTAAAAGTAAATGTTGGAATAAATGCGCATTTGGATGATCCTGTGGATGAATTAGATGATGATTTTCTTATTGGTGAAAAAGGTGAACCAGTTTCAATTGCCGATTGTAAAAAGTTTTTGAAACGGCTGGAAAAGTATTCTAAACAACCACAGATTGAAAAAGAAGTTGACGGTGGTCGTAGTTTTGTTTTTGAAGGTGTTAAAAAGCTTGGACCAAAATCCTACGAGTTTCTCTGGGGGTCGTAAGACGTCTTTGTTATAATAGATTTCTTCTGGTTTTATGGGGTAGACTGCTAATATTTTATCGGGATCATCAAAATCTTTAACAATTGTAGATGTAAGTTGACCATTATTATAATATTCATGATAGATTCCTGGTACACGAGCATAAGTAGGAAAATGTCTACGTTCAATAACTGCTGGACCGTCATTCCTATGCAATTTACCCCATATATACCATTGTTCTCCTCCTGTTAGTTCGCTATATAGAGCAGGTCCATCAATTCGATGCAACATTCCGTTTTCACACCATATTGTGTGAGGGCCGAAACATAATTCTCTAAATGGTAAATATTCTTGATATCCTAGACCAAAATAACATGGTACAAAACAGTGTGGCATTCTTCCTTCACATACTGGGCCACCAACTCGATGCGGCTTTCCATTATAAAACCATACACCTTGGCATTTTTTAATATCTTTATCTCCTAAACATGGAACATCGTCGGGAAATTCTATAGCTGGACCATCTTTTCGATGTAATCGACCATATTTTCTATATTCTTTCACGCCATCATCCCATTCAATTGCTGGTTTATCTAGTCGATGAATATCTCTTTCTATTTTATATTTTTTGGACGAGTTATAGTCTTCTTTATAGTACAAGTAGTAATCGTCGTCATAACTTAAATGGCGACTGTTTCTATGTAACCATATAGTACCTCCATTCCCCGAATAATGACTAAAAAACCTTTTGGGAATGCTTATATTTTGGCGCATTTCCAATACATAATTTGGATTTTTTCGAGTCCATTCTCTAAATTTTCTGGAAAGTCTAATTATCTGATTGTAAATGAATGGGTCTTTATCAATTAGATTTATACAAGCGTATACATCTGTTAATAAAAGATCCATTTTTGAAAAATGACAAGTAATTTTTTATTTCATTTTTATAATTATTTTTATTTCTTTTATGATAAATGAAATGTGTTAAATTTTGGTTAGACGATCCAATAGAAGCATTGCAAAATCTAAGTAGTATTATCCCTAGACAAGGTCAATGTATTAATGAAAAATTAAATGCGCTATCATTCTTTAGTGTTGTCTTTAGTGTTATTTTATATTTTGCTAAAGTATCGTATTCATGGGCGTTTGCGGTATTTGGTCTCGGCATTTCAGTTTTCCTAAAATTGGTATTCTTTAATAACGATCTAGGAGAGTTGACATATGAAGAATACTCTTTGGGTAAAGGGATACAAATGTCTGATATTCAACGATATTTAGGCGACGATGAAATTGAAATGGCAAGTATAAAAACTGTTCCATCAGAATTTGAAGATTTGGAAAACGAAGCGCATTTTATCGACTCTAGCCCACACGATCGAAGAAGATATGGTGATACATTTGAACAATTGAAAGGTTCGGTAATCGACGATTTACTTCCATCACGCATTCCAAATGTGATTCCATTAACAAAACGTTTAGGAGATATATGTGTTGTATAAAGAATTCTTTAAAATAATTAAAGAATTTATTTTACCGTAGACGCAATTTCTACAACTGAACGACTATCCAAATTTATAAAATTTAGTAATTCATGCGCATTTTTACTAATAACATAATCTCTAACTAGATCATTGTCCAATACATTATATTTAAAAAGTATATCAATAATTGCGTTTAGATTATTTTTATACACAATCTCTTTTTCTGGCGTTTTTGCTACTAAAGTTGGTTCATTTGTTATTGCATAGGCATTATCTTGTAATATTTCTAATATATTGTTTTTAGAGGAAATGTCTAAAGGTTCTCGTTTTAAAATATAATTTAATATTTTTAATGAAGGTCTATTATATCTAATTAAACGTCTTAAATCGACCATTCTACTTTTATTATTTGACCCTAATTTTTTATATACATAAAGATTATCTGCTTCTAATGCAACACTGCCCAACTCTTTCTTATATTTGTTTTTTATAATTTCATCTTTACATTGATTCCAATAGGCATCAAAGAAAAAATTTCGATGCGTTTCTACAGCTTTTTCTAGCATCATATTGAGTTCATCATCGCCCTCCATCCCAAGATTGCAATCAAAATTTATATTTAATACGTTTCGAAAATAATCTAAAAATTCAGATGTATTAATATACTTTAATATTTTTTTAAAATCAAGAAAAGGATATTTTTGAGCAATCTGGTTAAAAATGTATAAATTTTCTTGTTTAACAGCCCTTCTAGCATTATAAAATGCAAGTTTAGCGTTGTCTAAATCATAGTTAACAGTAAAATATTCAAACAACCCAATTGTTATTTCGGGGTACTTGGCTACAAGATCTTCTAACTTAACTGGTTCATCCTTTTCGTCCATATATTGTTCTGTCTCAAACGATAACTGATATTTTTCATCTTTATAACTAGGCTGTTTAGGTATTATAATATAAAGTGGCCCACTTTTGTTATATTCATTAAACATATTATCATTTTTAGCTGCCGTGCACCATCTTGTAGACTGTCCATAATAACAAGCATCTGCTTCTGTCGTTGGTTGGATAATACGGAGTGTGTCACCGTTGTAAACTTGAACAGCGGTATTACTAGTTTCTACTTCTTCGACTTCTAATTGGTCTTTATATTTGTCTATGAGATCTTCTAAACCGGGTTTTTCAAATCCCTTTTTTGTGCAGCCGACAATACCGCAAAAATTGTCAATGTTGGTTTCTTGTTCCCATTGTTGACCAGAAGAAACTAATATGTTTCTAGTTTTGAGGTATTCGTAATTTTCTAGGGCTGGTTTAACACGTGATAAGAGATCCTCATCTCTCTTGATTCCTCCATTGACATATGAATCGACAATCCATCTGACATATTTTTTACCTGTTGGGTCGGCTTGTATAAAAATATCTAAATTGTCATGTCCAAATGGTTTTAATTTTTCTCTATAAGAATTTAATATTCCATTCATTTATTTAAAGAATTGAAAAATTATTATAAATTTATAATAATTAAAAATGTGTGATCATAACAAGACAATTATGATTGAAGACGGTATTAAAAAATGTTTATTATGTGAAGAAGAATTTTGTATTCATTCTAAAATCGACCATGATTCTACTTGTATGAATTGTGGCGAGTATGTTACTGAAGTTTCTATGGATAAGCCATGGAATGATTCAAATTTCAGTAGTACAAATCAGACGGTTAAAAACGTTGGGCAATATATGAATTATTTAGAGTCTTTGGGATATTCTAGTGATATCGTGCAGGCAACATTGGAAAAGTTTACAAAAGTTGGTTGTGGTAGTGCCGACGAAAAGAATTTGTTGGCTGCATGTGTTTGGATGGCACATTATGATTTGGGTATTCCTAGAACCATGATTGAAATCGCTAAAAAACATGGAATAACAAAGTCTAAAATTAAAAAGGGTAGAAGTATTGCAGTCACATATTATGAGGAATACGTCACTAAATATATAACTGTTTCTATGATTATTAAAAAGCTTCTACTTGATTTGGGGATAGATTATGATACATATTACGAAGAAATATACAAAATGTCTAAATTTATTGAGGAAAATTGGGAAAAATCGGTAAATACAAAACGTTCGGCTCCTCAAAACATCGCATCTGCATGTGTATTTTTATATATTTCTCAATCTCCTACATTAAAACATATGGTTGATACTCCAACAAAAAAGAAACAAGTATGCAAAATTATGGGTCCAAGTTCCATTACAATTGATAAAATTTGCAAGCATTTGAAAGAGGAATTTATAGAATAAAAATCCTACTGATCAATCAAAGATTGATCTTATCTAATATCATTTAGCATTTTTTGTAGATAGATCATTCTGGTTCTGTCTTCTATTTTGGATTCTCTGCGTTCTACTTTGGGAGGATCTTTGGAGCCTTCGACAGTTTCTAGGGAATCATCATCTCCTATTTCTATTTTTCTATCATCAGGGGTAGATGGTGTAGAAATACTTTCTACTGTTTGAATAATTTGATTGTTTGCGAGAATTTCTGTATACATTGCATTGAATCCTTTTAAGATTTCTAATCTATCTCCTTCTGTTCCTTTGATTTGGAAAGATTGAAATTTCAACATTTCATAAAAAACATTGATAGATTTTTCGGCTGAATAGTATTTTTCAGTTTGCTTTTCAAAATTAAAAGCATCTTTAGTTGTTATTATTATGCCAATTAAAATTTCTAAAACGGTTCTAAGGATAGTTAGCCAATAAGTGTCTTCAAGATTGCTAAATAACTGAATACCACCACCTGTACCGGTTATAATAAGTAGAATTTTAGAGATGTAACCAAGGGCAGTGTTCCAATGATGTGATTTTCTGCCAAGGATCAAGAGGCTTCTTTTAATTTGCCGGGTTTTAATTGTCATTAATTCTATTTCGGCTTTATAATTGTCCCATGATATTTTCTGAGTGGTCATTTTATATTAGGGATTCAATTATACCAATTTAAATTGTCTGTATACCATTTTATAGTTGATTCTAGACCATTATTAAAAGAAATTTCTTGTTTCCATCCCAAATTTAATAATTTAGTTATATCTACAGAATATCTAGTATCATTAAATTCGCGATCTTTGATATGGACTAAGTTACCTTGTTTTAAGGTATTTTTTAATTTATCATATATTTCTAAAACTGAATATTCGTCATTGGAGCCAATATTATAAATTTCTCCAACTTGGCCACAATTTAATATTGTTTCAAATGCTTTTGCAACATCTAAACAATGAATAAAATTTCTTTTAGTTGTGCCACTTCCATGAATTGTGCATGGAATGTTATTCAATATACTTGTAATAAATTTAGGTATCAATTTTTCTGGATATTGATTGTGTCCATATACGTTATTACCACGAGTAATAATTATAGGCATATTAAATGATTTTTGATAAGATAACACTAGCATTTCCGCCGCAGCTTTCGATGCGGCATATGGATTTGTAGGACTTAAAATGGAACATTCTAATGACGTTCCATTTGGCATATCTCCGTAGACTTCATCTGTTGATACATGAATAAATTTCTTTATCTTTCCCCAAATTCTTGAAGATTCTAAAAGATAATGTGTCCCAAGAACATTGTTTTTGGTATATTCAATCGAATTGTCAAAACTATTATCAACATGACTATATGCAGCGAAATGAACTATATGATCAATATTGTACCGATTTAAAATTTTCAATACAAGATATCCATCACAAATATCACCTTTGATAAAAATGTAATTATCTTGTTCAATTACATTCTTTTCTCTTGCACAATAATCCAATTTATCAATATTTACAAATCTAATATTTGGATATTGGTTCAACATATAATTTAGAAATGTTGAACCAATAAATCCGCAACCTCCAGTTACCAAAACGTTTTGCATTTTATATATAAGAATATCTTAAAGACAATTATAAATTAAATGTTAATTCCATTTGCTAATATTTATTCTAAATACAATATGAAAATCAATGGAATACTTCATATAGGAGCTCATAATCTAGAAGAATACAACGATTATAATAAAATAGTTCAAGGAGAACGAATGATATGGATTGATGCTATTAGTGAAAAAGTTACAAATGGGAAAATACAATTTCCTAATACAAATATTCTATTTGGGGTTGTATCAGATAAAGATAACGAACTTGTTAATTTTAAAATTACAAATAATGGCCAATCTAGTTCTATTTTAGATTTTGGGACACATTCTCAAAATTATCCAGATATTGTATTTATAGAACAAAGAAAAGTTTTCACAACACGTGTTGACACATTAATAGATCAACACAATTTATCTATTCCATTTAATTTTCTAAATATGGATATTCAAGGGGCAGAATTATTAGCATTAAAAGGAATGGGAAAATATTTAAAACAGCTAGATTATATTTATACTGAAGTAAATACAAACGAAGTATATAAAAATTGTGCTCAATTAGGTGAACTTGATGATTTTCTGGAAAAAAATGGATTTCAACGTGTCGAAATTGTTATGACTGATGCTGCATGGGGCGATGCGTTATATGTTCGAACCACCCTTTTAAAACCACGTGAAAATGGATTTAAAATTTTTTTTGAAAAAAATGGTCGTTTGGGAAATAATTTGGTACAATATAGTGTAGCCAAATTATTTCCCAAACATACAATTGTAAGTTCATTGCAAGAATTAGATAAATATATAACTGTCGATGACAAAACTTTTAGTGAATGGGACGAAATACTGATAATTAACCAAGACATATATCTACAAGGATTTTTTCAATGGGGACCTTTATTAACTAAATATCGTGATCAAATAAAACAAATTTATAATACATCTAATACTGATCTTATTAACAATAAATATTGTGTATCAGATATTTGTAATGGAGATTTTTTTAAAATTGCAAAAGAAGATATTCTTTTACATCTACGATTAGATGATTTTGACCATTCTTCAATTCGAGTATCTGAAGTTTTAGATCCAAGTTATTATATGAATATATTGGATAAAATTAAATACAGAAATGTGTATATCATGTGTGATATGTTAAAACATGATTGGGAGGTTAATTATTTAAAAGAATTTCATAAATATAACCCAAGATATTTAATTGGTGGGTCAGAAAAATACGATTTTATTACTTTAGTTAATGCACCAAGAATAATTAGTTCAAATTCTATATTTTGCTGGTTCGCAGTATTATTAGGTAATAGTATTGAGAGTTGGGTACCTGATATTACCATACATTTATATCAAAATTTAAAATGTAATAGCAATATGGTATCAACGAAATATTATAATTTATATCCTATTGATCGCAAATATCATTATGAATGCAATCGATTTTCTGATATAAATCAGCATTTACCTACTTTATATGAATATGCTAAACGCTGTCATCATATAACAGAATGTGGCGTTAGATCAGTTGTAAGCTCATATGCATTTGCTCTTGGCTTACGAAGAAAGCCATTGAACAAACTTGTTCAAGTTGATCTTGATTATAATCAAAATGTTTTATTCTTTAAAAATGAAGCAACTTCTGAAGGAATAAATGTCGTATTTTATAAACAAAGTGACTTAGAATGTCCATTAGAAAAAACTGATTTGTTATTTATTGATACTTGGCATATATATGGACATCTTAAACGTGAACTTTCTCGTTGGAATAAATATGTTGGAAATTATATTATTATGCATGATACAACTGTAGATGAATGGCAAGGAGAAACTATCCGTTGTGGATGGGATGCTGTCAAACAAAGTCAAGAAACTGGAATTCCGGTAGAAGAAATTAATAAAGGTTTATGGCCGGCTATTGATGAATTTTTACACGATCATCCTGAATGGTTTTTAGAAAAACGATTTACTCATAATAACGGATTAACAATTTTAAAAAGACATAATGTTTTTCCAATTGACTTTTCAATACCAGAATGCAAAATAGTTGATAAGGTTCCTGATAAAACAAAGAATTTTGCACATATTATACCTGGCGATGTATCTACATATATTTTTAATGAAGAAAAGGAATATTATCAAGATTACCAACAAAGTATATTTGGTAGAACATGTAAAAAAGGTGGATGGGATTGTTTGAGACATTATGAAATATTGGCAAATGGTTGTATACCATGGTTTGATCAATTAGATAAGTGTCCTAAAAAAATAATGACTCATTTTCCAAAGGAGGTTGTATTCCAAGCAATGAATGAATATGAAAAAGATTCAGATACATTTTGCCAACATGAATATAAAAAATATGCAAATATACTTTTGGAATATACAAGAAACCATTTAACAACTAAATCTATGGCTCAATACATTTTAGATACTGTCAAAACAAATGCAAAATCGGTTTTATATATATCAGAAAAACCAGAACCAGATTATCTTCGTTGTCTAACATTACATGGATTTAAAGAATTATTTGGGTCAAATTGTCATGATTATCCTTGTGTACAACATTTGTATACTGATTATCCAAATCCAAAAGATATTTATGGAAAAGGTATGACATATACTTGCCTATTAGATAAAACAAAATATCGTGATATAAATGCAGACTTAACAGTTGAAAATGATATTAAAAATCACAAATATGATTTAATTGTTTATGGAAGTATTCATAGAGGAGTTCCATTTTGGAATCTGGTTCATGAGTATTATTCGTCAAATGATATTGTATTAATGTGTGGAGAAGATAGTTTAGCATGTAGACATTCAGAGTTTACAGATTATGTTTTTATCAGGGAAATTTTATATTGATTCATTAAAATGATTAATGAATTTGTAAATATTTTTTAATATTAGCTGGCATATCATTTAAACCTGAAATATTTTTTTCTTTTGTACATACAATATTTAATGACATTAACAACCCACTTTTATCCATATGTGGAATATATGCTTTTGAATAATCATCATATGTGCCTAAGAATTCTTCAGCGTTATATCGTTGAATATTTTCAAAGCCACATAATGTTAGTAATTGTGATAAAAATTCAAAATCAAAATTTACAAAATGAAAATCCCATTGATTTCGCTGACCACCATTTAAAAAACCAATAATTTGAGTAATGTCTTTATTTTTGTTATAAAGATTTACCACTTGTTCAAAATCTGGAACAGATATTCTTAAAATGCCCCCAATTTTTAAAATACGATTCCATTCTAAAATAATATTTAATAGTTCTTTTCTTGGAATGTGCTCTAAAATATGACAATTATAAATTTGATCAACTGTAGAATTGTTAAATATATCTAATTTCCTAATATCTAATTTCAAGTCTGCTTTTTCTGAATTTATATCAATGTTTATAAAATTTGGCAAATTTAAATTACCGCAACCTAAATGTAAATTCATTTATTATAAATTATTATTTAAATATGAATGTCAAATATGTTTGTATAAATCTCAAAAAAAGATTTGATCGTCGAGTACAAATAGAAAAATATAATATGCCATTTAGTTTTTTTACTGCCGTTGATGGGTCAACTCTTCAGATATCTGATAACTTGAAAAAACTATTTAATGGAAATGATTTTAATTGGAGAAGTAATATTATTGGATGTGCATTATCACATTTAAATTGTTGGAAAGAATTGTCTGAATCACAGTATGATTATTATGTAATTGTAGAAGACGACTCTGAATTTGTAGACAATTTTATTGAAAAAACAGAAAGTATTCTCAAACAAATGAAAGAACAAAATGCAAAAATAACATATATTTTCTGGCATGAATATATAAGAAAATATTACAATATGGAAAAGTTAAACAATGATACCCCAATATTAACACCTTTTGAATATAACAATTCTGGCGGAGGTACAGGGGGTTATATTATTTCCAAAGAAGGAGCCAAAATCTTATATGAATGGTTTATAGTAAATGGTATCAAACGTGGAATAGATTATGCAATGTTTACATGCTTTAATGATATAAAAATTCCTGTATATTGTAGTGTGCCTAAATTATTACGTAGTCCAGAGATTGATACAGATATTCAAACAAATTTTAATACATTGTTATAATTCATTTTGTTTAAAATGAAGACTAAATAACAGATTTTATAATTTCACACATTTTTTTATATTCGTCACACGGATTAGTAATAGAAAATAATTCTGGTTTTTTAACAAAAACTGGCTGACTCTGATATTGTTTTAATAATTGAGGTGTTTTATCTACATGTAAAATATAAGATGCGCATTCTTCTAAAGAACTAAAATCTTGTACAAAAATAATTGCCTTTTCATTAAAATTTTGCTTAACCCAAGTTGGATCTCCATAATAAATTGGAATTGCTCCACCTAAAATTGTGTTTAATAACTTTTCTGTTACATATCCTCCAATTGCCTTGTTTTCCATAGCAATAGCAAAACGATAATTACGATAATATGACCAGTTATCCCTCCAAGTTGAATGTTCACCAACTTGATATCCAGGAGTTCCCATACATTTACCTAAACCATGTGCAGTTTTTTCTTCTTTTTGTATCAACTTGAAAAGAGTATCACGATGATATTGTGGGTTAGAAGCACAATATGCTAGCATAAAATGTCGATTTGGATTTTTGTCAAGACGTAAATCATTCATATCAAATGTCATATTTAATTTAGTTTGCATTTCAAAATATACAGAAATAAAATATGGTAAAATAAATTCTCCTTTACGATAAGAATTAAATGTTAGCAATTCAAAAAGTGGAGGATAACTACGATGAGGAGGATAAACTGATTCTCCTATCCATGTAATGTATGGAATATTAGAATTATTAAACTCTGCTTCATGATTAAAAAACATGGAACGTATTAAAATTTTTGCTTCTGGACAATTTTTAAACTGTGCTTCTATTCCCATAATTTTAAACAAATGTAAAATTATGCCGTCTCCCCATGATCCCATGCCTTCACTAGCAATATAAATCATTTATATAAATGATTTGTTTAAAGATGTAAATTTTCTAAATCTTTAATAGCTTTATCTTCCATGTTCTTTATAACATGGTCAAATTCTGGATTCAGTTGTAATTTATTAAAATATTCGTTATAATTATTTAGTACATTATGTATTGTAGTTATAACAGAGTCAGTTGTATTTTCTGGTGTCCATACAATAAATTTACTATATTGAAAATCTAAAATCGGAGGTTTTTCTCCGATTGCAATTACACCATGACATATAGCCGGCAATAAACTAATTTCAGTGAGATTACATTGATATTCAGATTGAGTAAAATGTATAATTGTTTTAGCTCGTTTAAAATATTGAGCTAATAAGTCAGCTTCATAAATTCCATCTATATTTAAATGATGAAACGGTTCTTTTGACAATCTAGAAAAAAACTCTTTGCGTCTATATCTACCTTTACTTAAATAAAGTGAATCATACGTATATAATGTTAATACATCTATATCTCTTTCATATGGTGAAATTTTCATATTTGATCTACTATATATTCCTTTAGGAATATATGGTACATATACAAATTTATGTAACATTTTTTTGTATTCATGATTATCAGGCAAAGATTTTAAATGAACTAAATCTATTTCATTATAACTAACAATTAAATCATACTGATCTAATTGCATACCATGCATTAATCTTACTCTATATTCTGGGTTTATCGGACTAACTATGCAATGATCTACATTATCATCTACATTATTTGGTTTATTAAAAGTCCCTTCAACAAGAAAAAACACATTTATATTTTTTGATCCATATACTTTTTCAACAATTGGATAATTTGAAAACGCCCATTTCCACCAACCATAACATTTCATTTAAAATGTTTTTTTATTTAAACAGTTTTAGACGTTGAAAAATTATCACAACTATCATAATATTTTTTTCTATCCAAATTAGACATTACTTTATCTTCTTTATACCATGGGAGATGTTTGCATGTAAAATCTCCAGCTATTCTAATACATCGACTTGTATTAGAATATTTTTTATTACGCAATCCAAATGTTGTATCTATCGGAGCACAATATAATTTTGTTATTCCAAAAATTCTTTTCCCAATTATATATATTTACACCACCACAATACACTCCTTCTAAAAATAATTCTTTATCTGATAAATCAAGAGCAAAACCAACATTTGAACATTGATATTGCTCAGATATTTCGCTCAGTGTATTAATAAAATCAATAGGTAAATCGTTATTTAATTCTAAATCTGGGTCTGTTAAAATAAACTTTTGAGGTAATTGATCATATATATGTTTATTACATTGTTCGTTTATATGAGGTCCATTATTTTTGTTATGAATTATTTTAATATCTATATTTTTTAGATATTCAATAGTATCTCTATCGTTGCTATCATTGTTAAGTATTAATAGTTGTTGTTTTAAACCCCTTTTAATTAAAAAGTTTACCATATTTTCAACATATTTATGATTATTATAACAAATTATAACGATTGGAATTGACATTAATAACAATTTATATATAAATGAATAATAAAACAATTATTATTTTTGGAGGGTCTGGATCACTTGGTCATAAATTAATTGATAGATATCTACAATACAATAAAATTATAAATTATTCACGTGATGAAAATAAACATTGGTTAATGGATTTACATTACAAATCCACTAATTTATCTAATATAATAGGTGACATTCGCGATTTCAAAAAGGTTCAACAATCTATACTAAATGTTAATCCTCATATTATAATTGTTGCAGCTGCTCTGAAACATATCGATAGATGTGAATTTGAAACAAACGAATGTTTATTAACTAATATTACGGGTTTACAAAATGTATTAGATACAATTCAATTTAATCGTATATCTTTAACAAATTTAGAATCTGTTTGCTTTATATCAACTGATAAAGCGTGTAGTCCAGTTAATACATATGGAATGTCTAAAGGGATATGTGAAAATTTAATGGTTGAAAGATCAAAATATGATAAATTTGTCAAATATATAGTTGTTAGATATGGAAATGTTTTAAATTCTCGCGGATCAATTATTCCTATCTTGGAAAATAAGGGAGGTGATCCTAAATGTCAAAATTTTACATTGACACATTCTGATATGACAAGATTTATAATGTTGCTAGAAGAAGCAGTTGATTTAATTGAATATGCGATTTTTAATGGGTTTACTGGAGAAATTATCATTCCTAAATTAAAAGCACTATATATAAAAGATTTAATAGAAATTTATTCCAAAAAATATAACAAGCCGATTATTATTACTGGAATGCGATCAGGAGAAAAACTGTATGAAACTTTAATTAATGACATGCAATCTCTAAGAACAAACATAACTGAAAAATATTACCATATTCAGCCATCTTATGTGTCTCTTAAGAATTCAAAAACTTTTGAATATGATAGTAATCAAAATGTTTTAACTAAAACAGAGTTGGAAAATTATTTATTGTTAAATAGTAGTACTTTGACAAATTAAAAACCAATTAATTTTATTATTATAATAAAATGAAGATTCTTTTATTTGGATCAAATGGAATGTTAGGAAGTTATTTTTACAATTATTTAAAACAGTTTTATCAAATTGTCTGTATTACACGAAAAGAATTTGATGTCTTAAAGTCTAATATATTAGATTTAGATAAGATATTCAAAGAAAATAATTGTGATATTGTAATCAACTGTATAGGATTGATTCCACAAAGAAATAATCAATCAAATTACGAATATATTCGTGTCAATTCAGAATTTCCACATTTGTTAAATGGAGTATCCCAAAAATATAACTGTCATTTTATTCATATTACTACAGATTGCGTTTTTGATGGATCAAAAGGTAAATATATTGAAACTGATCACCATACAGAAAATGGTATATATGGACATTCTAAATCATTAGGTGAACCATTATCTGCAACAGTATTGAGAACATCAATTATAGGCGAAGAAGTTGAAAATAAAAAATCTTTACTTGAATGGGTTAAAAGCCAGAATGGAAATAGAATAAATGGTTTTGTTAATCATTATTGGAACGGAGTAACATGTTTACAATTGGCAAAAATTGTTCAACAAATTATTAGCCAAAATTTATATTGGCAAGGAGTTAGACATATTTTTTCACCAACATATGTATCTAAATTTGAACTTGTCAAAATGATATCAGACATTTATAAATTACAAATAGAAATAATACCTTTGGAAACAAAGGTATGTGATAAAACATTGTCATCAAAATATAATATCTTTGTTATTCCAGAATTATATGAACAAATTCAAGAATTATGTTTTTCTCCAATATGAGCAATAACCATCCCCAACAAGAATAATTGGATCATATATTTTTCTTGTATTACGAAAATCAATAACCGCAGTTCTTGCACCATGTAATGTCCAGTCATCAATAATAATAAATCCTCCGATAGACACTTTATCATAAAGTTGTTCTAAAACTTGTATAGTCGATGAATACATATCACCATCTAAACGAAGAACTGCTAATTTTTCAATAATTCCAAATATTTATCCATTTATAGTTTATTTTCATTTAATATATAAATGAAAATCTGTACAATTCTTGGAACACGCCCCGAAATTATTCGGCTTGCGTGTATAATTAAAAAACTTGATTTATACTTGGAACATATACTAGTTCATACTGGACAAAATTGGGATCCCAAATTAAATGATATTTTCTTTAAAGAACTAGAAATACGTGAACCAGACTATTATCTAAATATCGTTGGTAAAAATTTAGGGGAGTCTATGGGGAACATAATATCTAAAAGTTTCGATTTATTATCAGAAATTAAACCAGATGCTTTGTTGATTTTAGGTGATACAAATAGTGCGTTATCTGCAATTTCAGCCAAACGACTAAAAATACCTATTTTTCATATGGAAGCTGGTAATCGTTGTTTCGATCAAATTGTACCAGAAGAAATTAATCGCAAAATTGTTGATCATATTAGTGATATTAATTTACCATATACAGAACATTCCCGAAGAAATTTATTAAATGAAGGATTTAGACCAGATCATATTTTTGTAACCGGATCACCATTAACCGAAATCTATACGGTTTTTAACGATAAAATTAATCAATCTAATATTTTATCAGACTTGAAAATAAATTCAAAACAATATATATTATGGAGTACACATAGAGAAGAAAATTTAGATATAGAATCTAATTGGTCACGAGTAATTGAATGTATACATAAAGTTTCAGAACTATATTCTGACTTTATGATTATAATGTCAACACACCCTAGAACTCTCAAGAAAATTAATCAAAATACATTTCCGTCAAATGTAAAAATTTGCCAACCATTTGGGTTATTTGATTTTATTCAATTGCAAAAAAATGCATACTGCGTAATTTCAGATTCTGGAACAATCAATGAAGAAGCTGCAATATTAAAAATTCCAGCAATAAATTTTAGATTGTGCACAGAGCGTCCAGAAGTTATTGATATGGGCAATATAATTTTGAGTGGGCTTGATTTCAAAAATTTATTAAATGCAATTAAACTAACAACTAGCCTTGAAAATTTAAATTGTCCCAAAGAGTATCAAGATGTATTAGTTTCTGATAAAATTTTAAAAATCATATTATCATATACACATGTTATTAACTCTGTTATTTGGAAAAAAAATTAAGCTTTACATTTTTGATTAAATAATGTTTGATTTATACTCATTAAATGAGGATCATATGAAAAATTACATCTCTCGTGCCACTGATGTATACCTAATAAATGAGTGTTTTCATTAATGACATTTATTATTGTTAATTGTAATAGATTTTTTATTCTAAAAATGAATTCATCATCATCATAACATGTTCCAGCTGCAAATTCAATGTCAAACCCATTTAATTTTCCAAGATTTTCAGATGTTATTGCAGTTAAAAAATGATAATTTGCATTACGTGCATGTATATGCTGGTACCATTGATATCCTCTACTTATTTTATTATACTCTAAATTAGTTTTATAAAAAATGTGATTTTCCTCTAAGGATGGTATCGCGCATACATCATAGACAAGATAACTTTGATTTGATACGTTTTCAATTGCGTATTTAATAACATCTCCACAATGGCAAACTTCCGCATTTTGAATAATTACAATATGACTTGTTACTTCTTGAAACCCGATGTTATAATTGACACATGGATTGATCCATGTTTTTTTACTATTATCAATTTTAATATAAATAATTTTAAACGTAAATTCGTTAAAATTGTTACTTGTTAGATAACCTTTGGTTGAATCATCTACAATAATAACCTCAATATCTTTATATATCGAATTTTTAAAAGAATTTAGAGTATATAAAGTTTGTTCTTGACGATTATGTGTTGTCATAACAATGGTAACGGCTGGTTTTAAATTATTATTATATATTTCATATTCTACAAATTCAAATCCCTTTGTTTTTATATTTTTTGATAATTGGTATCCAGACATTTTAATAATAAATAATATTAAATGCAATTATTGTATTATAAATGCAACAACTTGAAAACAAAGATTCAGATAGTTTTGATATTTGTAGAATAAATACTCCTATAGAAGACTTGGACAATATTTGTCGCTATATTTCATATGCTAGAGGGTATAATTCACACGGTTTTGTCAAATATTACATTTCTAAAAATCTAGTGGATAGTCCAAATACTAAACTTTTTATATTAGATAAAAAAGAGTATAATAAAAATATTACAAATTTGCCAGAAATTCATGCCATCAATTTAGAAAGACGACAAGATCGTAAATATAAAATGATGACATCTGCATCTGGTGTTCCTTTAACTTTTTTCAAAGCAATAGATGGAAGGAAATTAACAATGACACCAGAAATTGAACAATTATTTAAAGGTAACGATTTTGCTTTTCGTAAAGGTGTAATTGGAGCAGCTCTATCTCATTATACTTTATGGAAACAATTTGTTAATTCTGATAAACAAGAAATTCTAATAATTGAAGATGATGTTGAATTCGCATCAGATTTTATGTCTAAATATTCATATGCATATGATCAAATACAAAATATTAAAGATTGGGATATTTTATATTTGGGATGGTCGTTATTTGAAAGTCAAAAACGTGGAATGGAAAATGACTTGTGGAATAATGATTATCCAGATGTTGTCCCTTTTGATAATAAAAAATTTTATGGAGCAGGATTTTTTGGTTATTTATTATCAAAAAGAGGAGCACAAAAACTATTAAATCATATTTCTATAAAAGGTATAACTCGAGCTATTGATTGCATTCCTTTACAAATTCCTACTTTGAATAAATATTTTATGTTTCCACATATTATTAAAACACCTGTATATGAAGTAAATTCAAATGTTGATACTGATATTCACAATGATCATTCAACACTTTTGCTTAAATGAAATATTTATTTAAATGAACAACTATAGATATTCAAAAACTTGGTTTATAAATTCAGACATACATAAAAAACTTGCCAATTTCCTAGACAATTCTAAAGAAAATAGAATTTTAGAAATCGGCTGTTTTGAAGGACTATCTAGTGTTTTTTTCGCAGATAATTTTCTTGGACAACCAACTTCTACTCTAACATGTGTCGATCCATTTCTAACTATAGAAAATAACGACCATAGTCAATTTTTAACAAACAATGAAGAAAATAATTTCGATTATAATATTTCTATTTCTAAAAATGCAGATAAAATAACTGTACATAAAGTTACTTCAGATACATTTTTTGAAACTAATACAAAGACTTTCAACTTTATTTATATTGATGGTTGTCATGAACCAGCTTTTATAATAAGAGATATGCAAAATTCATTTCGAAATTTAGAAAAAGGTGGTATCATGTGGATGGATGATTATGGTGGAGGAGATGGAATTCAAATACGTAATACTATGGATTTGTTTTTAAGAACATATATTGATCAATATGATCTAATTCACATTGGTTATCAATTGGCAATCAAAAAACGCTAAAATTTTCATTAAACAAATTAATGAAATTTCATACAGCCATCGGAGCTTTAATCACACCAGCAGGTTCATAACCTAACAATTCAAAATCGTCGATTTTGTATTCGTCGATATTTTCTCTAAGTTTCATAACCAAAGTAGGCTGACCCTTTACTTCTCTAGACAATTGTACCTTCATTTGCTCAACGTGATTTTTATAGATATGAGCATCGCCAATATGATGATGAAACCAGCCCGTTTTTAATCCGGTAATTTGAGCAATCATATGTGTCAACACTGAATATGAAAAAACATTAATCTGCGCTCCTAAAAACATATCTGCCGATCGTTGATACAATATACAAGACAATTCTCCTTCTGAAACATAAAACTGAAAAAATGAATGACATGGAGGCAAGACTCCCCGAGACAAATCCTGAGGAATATAAGCCGAAACAACCAATCTACGAGAAGTAGGATTAGTCTTTATTTCCTCAATAACATTTGCCAATTGATCGACGCCACCTTGCCCATGCCCATCACCTTCTTGTCTTAACATTCCAGGAACATATTTAGCACCAGCCTTGCGCCATTGCCATCCGTACATGTTGCCGAGTTCGCCTACTTTATAGTCCTTTAGACCTAGCTTATCTAAAAACTCTCGAGATGTATTTCCTACCCACCAATTTATTCCTTGTTCTTCTAGTTCCTTGGAATCGGTACTGCCAGATATAAACCATAGTAATTCTTTAATGGCAGATTTCCATGCGACTTTTTTAGTTGTAAAACATGGGACTTGGCCGTTTCTTAGATCGTATTTGACAACTTGTGGAGAAAACATGGAATATGTGCCAACTCCTGTACGATCATCTCTAGAAGGTTGGTTTAAGATTTCTTGACAAATATTTAAAAATCCTTGTTCTCCCATTTTATTTTATATTTTATTTATATTAAAAATTTCAAATTTATTATATTTTGTTAGAGACCATGGTGCAATAAACCAATTATTTATAAACGATTTAGCTGGTTTAGAACCATATAACCAATAACCATTTGAACTGTAAAACTTATTGACTTGGTTATTGCAACTACATGAATTACAATTGTTCGCACAAACGTTTCCTATAAAATCTTTTGTACATGTAGACGTCTGAGTTGACCACGAAGGAAAGTAGCTATTAGATGTACCTCCATCAATTGTGTAGCCGCTTAAACATTTAGTAGAATTATCGCCGGCTTTATAGTTATGATCAAACCCAGGATTTGCACCAGGATCGTTTAATTGTGCGCTTGTAGCAAATTTAGCGTTTAAAACACTAGTTAAATTATCTACATCTATTTGAGAAAAGGGAATTGCACCTTGTTGAGGCGGAACTTGTTTATAAATAAGATAAATTTGTGGCTGATTTAGCCAATAAAAGTTGTAAAATAGCCATAATCCTAATATTATTAGCAAACAGACAGAAACGGAAATTAAAAAAGGCGTCATTTATAAATAAAAATTATTTTTTATTTCCATTAATAAATGAAAACATATTGTGTAACATGTCATAAAAAAACTGACAATAAAAATGCAAAAGTAGTCAAAACATCAAATGGCCATCGCAGAATGAAAAGCATCTGTACCGTATGCGGCAACAAAAAATCCATCTTTGTAGCGGAAACTTGCCCACTTTAAAAAAACTATATTTTATTTTAAAAATATACCTTGTTAACAAGAGTCGAAAATACAACCTGAACAATCTTTCCAATATCCGTGCTTACCATTAGTTACGATTCCTCCTGCGGCTATACATGCTGGTCCATCTTTTACATAACACCATTTAGAACCAGACAAATCCCAATCTCCGCATTTACCTGTAATACCAACCTCTGAACAATTACATGGATTATCGCAAATCGCTCCATCACATTTAGTATTAGGAGGACATTCGGAATCTGATTTACATGGGCATGGATTATTAACACATGATCCTGATTTACTACAATCACCAACTGGCCATCTACCCTTATCACACGTTCCACATATCTGACCGGCTGGATCAGATGGATCAGTTACCCAACCATCACTACATTTAGGACATGTATTCAAATTACAACCTGGTCCTTGACAGTTTGAAGCGTTGCATTCAATACAAGTTCCATTTTTACATATTTGATTATTTGGGCATGGAACTTCATCCGAACATGTTTTTTCGCAGTTATTACCAAAATAGGGAGCAGGACATTCACATACGCCAGTTGCTGCATTATTTATTTTTTTGCAGGAACCACCGTTTTTACAGTCTGAATCAGACTGGCAAGTTGTACAACTAGGTGATAAACATGATGTACAACCAACGTTGACAACATTTTGTGTTCCTGGCTGACATGTAATCGACGCTTGTGTAGGATTGTAAGTTGATTTAAAAAATAAAAAAGATATAACGCCTATTAAAAATATAATAGGGATTATAAATAAATAAATCCAGTCCATTTATATTATTTTTTTTTATTTTTTAGAATAAAATGGGACTATCATATTCTAAAAATGTCGCTGAAGCAACAGTGGACGCTTTAACAAGTGTAGGAACAGCTATTATTGCAAATACGACTGTTGAATCTTCTCAAACACAAGGCGTTATTATAACCGGTAGTGGAGATGCGGGGGTCAGAGTGGGAAGCATAACACAAAAACAAGATTTAACTTTACATGTTTCAGAATTAATGAAAGCAATGTCAACAACTACTGCCCAACAAGCTTTAGTACAAAGCATGAATCAGATGGCCAAAAGTTTAACAAGTGGCATAAATCTAGCGCAAGCATCAGCAGCTCAAAATGACATGAAGGAAGCAATGAGATCTACAATGGAAATTTCAACAAAAATTGCAAATATTTGTTCTACTGGAGGTAATCAAACTCAAACTCTAACAATATCTGGAAATGTCCAAGCAGGTAATATTGACCAAGAAGAGGTGTCATCAGTCTTTGCAACTTGTGCTACAAATGCTATTGCCAACACATCTACAATACAGACATTACAACAAAAATTAACACAAAGTGCATCTGCTACTTCGTCTGGTATTAGTGAATGGGCAATTGTTGCAATTGTTGCAATCGTCGTTTTAGGCATTGCAATACCCGTTGCTTTGGAAGGTAAAGTAATCGTTAAATATGCATATATATTTTTTATTCTTGCTGGTCTGATTATGATTGCTGTGTATTTTGCATATCAACCAGGACCAACTATACTTTTAACTAAATATTCGTTAGGTCTTGATACCTCATCAGGATGCGGTCCGTCTGGCCCGGTTGTCAGCACAGCATATAAATCTCCTTTTGATGCTGGTGATGCATGTTTAGCAAATAAAGATTATGTTGCATTTGATTGGAAAGGATTTGATTTATCAACCAATGATGGAAATCAAGGTGCTCCATTAGTTCCTCCTCAAACTACATTTTATACTTCCATGTTGGATCCAAAGTGTACTATAGTAACAGATCCACTTATTAATTTATTTAGAAGACCTATTTTTAATTCTGGTGCAGTTGGTAACTCTGTTCCCCCTAATGCGGCAGGTGATAAAGAGGGAGATTATTATTTAAATACTTCAAATTGGCAAGGATATAAATATGTGGATGGCCAAGGATGGGACGCTGATAAAGTTTGGCCAGTTCCTAGTAAATATAATAGCTATATATTTAATTTTGGTCAAGCTCCTGCTTCAACTTCTACTGCAAACACAATTTGGGCAGATATCTCAAATCCCAAGGTGATCTCAGTATATGTTCCAAGTGCAACAACTTCTGGATGGGACTTATTAGCCACTGTTGACGGACCTGGTTATGCAATTATTCAAACATTAGACGCAAATACAAGCGGAATTAAAGTACCAAAGACGTCAACTTTATGGTTGTTATATGTTGGTGGCGCTTTTATAGGCATGGGTCTTGTAACAATGGTCATTTCGTTAGCATATAATCCTTCTGCTAAAAATAATTCAAATGTTGCACTGGCAACTAAAAAATAAAATAAAATTTATATTTTTTAATATAAAAATGACACAAGTTGTAACAAAATATAATAGTTGGGTTCAAGATCCTAATAGCCCAGATCAACTTAAATCGGATGTCCAATGCCCGCATAATTCAGACTGTGTTAATGTATGTCCACTGCAATTTCCAGGATATGCAACAGGAGTAGAAGATACTAGTGGTTCATTGTATAATTACGTAGATTGTTTAGGTTTATCCAACGCAACTTGTCAAATAGGTGATCTAAATGCCGTTTCAAAGAGTTGGGATAGCTATAATATAAATCAACCAGCTGGAATTATACCTCAAGGCAACGACTTGGTTACACAAGAATGTGTATATAATCTATCTGATTTTAATACATATAGTCGAATTGTTGCATTTAGAAACAAATTTCCTAAAGATGATGCAAATTATAATAGAATGATGGTTCAATTTTGCGCTTCACCAAGTTCAGATTGCAGCACATTAGAATCAAAATGCTCAAATTTAAAAGATACTGGTGCAGCCGGCGTTTTGTGCAGAACTTGGTGGGCAAGTGCATCAGATGGAGATAAAGCTGCAGTTGGTGCGAATTATTGTGCTGCAAATAATACAAAAGAGTGTGCATGTATAAATAGATCAGAAAATATGGTCTATCAGGCATTAGTTAAATCATCACAAGCTAACGATTGTTGCTGGTGGCTTCCTTGCAAAAATCCAGATGAGTTTTTTGTGCCCTCTATTCCATGTGTTACATGTCCTACAAATGTTTGCGAAGCTGTCGTAGAAGCATTTGATAGTAATAATTTTAATGCTAAAACTATAGGGCAAGACATTGATTGTCCTGGAATACAAGAAAATAGTACTCCAGTTGTTAATATCGATTGGATTTTTCCAGTTATTATCGCTATTCTTGTAGTCGTTATTGTAATTTTAGTTCCTCCATTTCGTTTATTTGTTGCTGCTCATATTTTAATTACTATATTATTTATAGTTTTAATATTTGGTAGCATTGGTGCATATTTTATTATATTCAAGCCATCTAGTTCAACATAATTAACATTTGTTTGTTGTTGGATCACAAAATGGCGTTCCATTATAGATATCTTCGAACAAATCAATATTCGATGTATTATTTGTTCCACAAGGTGTCCAATTTGCTTGATTAAATGATGGAGAAACCCATGCAGATGGTATGATACATTGTGGATATTTACAACCATTTGAAGCTTGACAATATTGCCCATTATTTGAAAGTCCACCAGCAAATGCTTGACTACACACTTGATTTAAATCTGATGGCAAATTAGAACCATAACAAGAATTTAACGACACTACAACATTATTGACACGTTTTTTACTACAATCTCCGATAGGACCTCTATTTTGATCACAAATTGTACAGTTTGTACTTGAATTTGGAGGAGTTATCCATCCATCTACGCATTTGCACTTGTCAAGCATACAATTTGGTAATTTGCAATTATCAGGCGTAAAGGTACATGCAGGGTCAGGTTTAGGTTTTATTTTGATTAGAATAACTAAAATTATCCCACCAATTATTAAACTTGAAATTATAACACCAAATAATAATGGAGTATTCATTTATATTAAAAAATATAAAAATTCTTTAAAGATTACGTATTCTTTAAAATATAAATGGAAATGTATTATTTTACAAATTTATCACATCCAGTAGCATGTCTCAATGTATAAATACTTTTCTTTTTCCAATCTGTTCCCACTGCTTTTGAGCACATTACATAAATATCGCCATCGTTCAATTCAACCATTATTCTTTCTCCATATGGAGAACCATCTTTATACCACTGATAATGTAGTGGAGAAGATTCGCCCATTCGGATTGCAATCACTTTTGTTCGTTCACTATCTCCATGAAAACCAATACCGCATTTAGTTACATTATAATAATAATTTCCTTCAGCTACTAAATTATCTGCTTTTTCGCCAAAATATTTTGGCAATCGTTTACGGATTCTATTTAGAATAGGAACGTCTTCAAATGCAATAATCGTACCTTTACCCTCTTCGTAATTTGGATCCTGTGAATCGTCGCCAAATACCAAATTATGTCTGGCATGCTTATTGACAACTCGCCCATACATTTTAGCTTTCTTATCCCAATCTAAATCAGTTAATTGTTTAAATAGATCTTTAGTTGTAAGTTGCGAAAGACCATTTCTAATTACAAGAATATATGCTTCTGGAGATTCATCTTGTTGTAATTGAATAATCTCTGTATTTTCAAAGTTTTTTGCTGCATTCTTTAAATCTTTATAGGAGAACCCTATTGTCTTTTGACCCAACTTTTGCATACCGACATGATTTTCTGCACAATCTCCAAAAGTTATCGTAATCATTTTTAGGATTCAAAATTTTAATTTTAAAATTCAATTTTACCATCTCAAACGTTGATACAACAAATTTATTTTATTTCGTAGGACATCCTGTTTCAATACAGAAAATGTAAGAATAACACCTCCCAAAAGTTCCCTAGTCTGTCCATGATGATACCCTTGAACGCCATCCAAGGGAAATGGTATAGACATTACCAATACCTGCAACAAATAAACCGCGATGCCCACAAGGAATACATGAAAAAGAATTTCTGTCATCAATCGACAAGTCGATTTGGAATCTTCGTATTGTTCATCATATTTACCATAAAAATTATCAAATACAGCAGAAGTCAATACACCCAATGTAAAATAAATACAAGTTAAAAAACCAATATCGATGATTTTTATTATATATGGCACATATTTCATTTATTACAAAATAAAATTTTTATAAGTTAAAAAACTCAAAGATTTTTAAACTTTACTATTAAATGTCACACGCTGTAATACATCCCGTAAATAAAACAGCACATACAGGAATTAATCAATTTCATGTTGCATCGCAAGTATTTGATCCTAATATTTGCACTTATGATATTGTTGGTGCTGGACCAAATCAAACCATTAAAAAACAAGTTTGTTGGAATGGAAGATGCCCAGTAAAAAATCAAGATAATACATTCCAACCATGTCCAGCCAAACCATCTCCACCACCTCTACCTGGTTGTGATCCAAATGGTATGTGTCCAAATGGAGGTTGTCCATCAAAACCAGATGGAATGTATATAACATGTACAAATAGGGACGGCTCTAAATATTGTCCTGATCAGTACAATTCATCTCTATGTAATGGTATATGTCAATTTAGTAGGGCGCCTTGCTTTTCAAGTATTGGAAATTAAAATTCCTAATCCATAAATTTTCCGTTGAGAAAAAAATTGAAAATTAAAAAGAATTTAAAAAATAATAAAAACACAATGTCTGATCTCAAGACAGTAAAGCCAGCGCCACTTCAGATTAAGCAACTTGACAAACAAGAACAAAAAGAATATATGAAGCGCGTTAAATCGGGAGAAACACCTTTTGTACTTTCAAATGCTGCGATTCGAATGTCGTCGTTTATTAGTTGCGTAAACCATGGCGATGAAATTATTTTAAACACAAAACTTGAAAAACTTTGTGTTTTTCGCGGTCAACACAAACAAGTTTCACGCATGTTTGATGATATTCCAAGTTACTAGAAGCAATCGAATCTGAAGATTACGAATCTATGCGTATCTTGCAAAAATACATTAAAAAGAATAACATGTATAATTGAAAAATTTAATTTATATTAAAAAATATAAAAATGTTTACAATTGCAATTCAAGAAGATGAGGAATGGAAATTGACAAGGGTAGAGGATGAACAAATGATGCAAAATGGAAAAATTGGTTCGTTTAAAAAACGCGATTGCTTTTACATTTTTATTTCTGATGATTCTGAATATATGGCAGTTGCGTTATGTTCAAATGGAAAATTTGAAAACATGACCAATACAAGCCTATATTTATTCAATAGTATCTACTCGTAAAAATTGAAAAATTTAATTTATATTAAAAAATATAAAAATGTTGAAACAATATCGTGAAAAAGAAATGGAACGTTATCTAGCCAACTGGACAACTCCATTTGAACCAGTAGAAATCTATGCAATTCATGGAAACACTTCGTCACAGCATTTCGAAACTGCTCTTTGTATTTGCAAAGTTGGCAGCAAGAAATTTACAAACTGGAAAAAAGTTGCCAAATACTTGTACAAACATCAAGAGTTTTATGGATGTTATGAAGATTTGACTGGCAAGTTAACTAATAGTAAACTTATTAACATGTTTGAAAAGATTGTTGATCCAGAAAATATGGATCCGGTTACATTTGTTTATGGTGATAATCATCTTATTCAGTGGTTCAAAATTGTACGCGGAATTACAAACTAATTTTCCTATAAAAAATAGGAAAAATTTAAAGAGTTATATACAAGATACCGTAAATTCCAAATTTAAACAATAACCAACTTGCCTTGAGAACAATTTTCCCACCAAGAAATAATAAAGTTGTGTACATTTATATACTACGATTTAATTTTACATCAAAAAATTGCGTAAAAATTAATAATATTGTCAATGATATGCCAGCAGAAATTAACAATTCAGTATTTGAAGTTACACTCCCATAAATCCAATTTAAAAGACGGTTAAATAAATTTGACCAAGTTGTCGTAAAGAACGCTATTGAAATTAGGACCATAGCCCAAAAAATATCCTCAGTCAAATTGTGTGATTTATTTTTGCATTCATCAGTATTTTTAAATTCATCCAAAGAACATACATCTGTTGTTTTCATTTATAATTACTCGTAAAAAATCCAAGCAATTATTTCTTTTTTCTTATAAATGTGTGAAGATTATGAAAAAACACTAGTTTTATTAAAAGACACAATATTATATAGCGGTAATACAACAGACAAAAAAGAACTGACATTTAATGACATATTTAGATATATTGGTCAACGAAAAAATTCATATCAAGGAAAAACATTTGTTTTATACGCCAGCAGAAACTATAACGTCGCATGGGCATATGCATCCAGTTGTTTAACAACTGGTTACGTTCATAAATTTCAATTGACAAAAGATATTACCTTGTTACAAGGTAATGATTTTGAAGACGCTGAAGAGGTTGAAAAATGTGTGTGTGACAAAGGATATGATGGCTATATAGTTGTTTATTCAGAAACACAAGATGAATTTGCATTTTGTAACTCTGAAAACTATTTAAAATACGTATCTAGTATCAAATGTTTAGGCAAGCAACAATTTCAAGAGGTTGAATTGACAGATATAGTCACTGCTCAAGACTTGTATAATCTTGAACAGGTTGTTGACAATTAGGACAATCAAATAAATAATCGTAGCATTTGGATTCGTCATAATAATAATCGAGACACTCTCCGCACATTTCGCAGCTACATGTCAATTTAAAAACAGTGCCACATGTTTCACTGCAATGAGGACAAGTGTTGACAATAGGTCGCATGCTGGCAATTTCATCAGGAGTAAAATAGAAGTTAAGAAGCTCCATCTTGTAATTTCCAAGTTTTTAATTTTAAAATTCAATTTTATAAAAATAAAAAAAATTGAAAATGTAATTAAACAAAATTAATAAATAAAATGTCAGGAAAAGCGTTCGTAGTTGCGGCTAAGGACTTTGACCCCAAGAAAGTAAAATTTGGAAAAGTAGAAACTAAAAAGGAAATTGCAAATGCAAAGTATTCACGAGTTGCTATCGGCTACGAAGGTATGCCCGATTCGCATATTACTTGTGTCCCCAAGGGAGGTGCAAAACGTCGTGATGTTAAACAGTGTTTACACGTACTATTACGTGGAGACCATGATCCGACAACTGGTCGTTATCAAGGACTATATTCTACTGGAGTATTTGAAACTTTTGTTTATCAAAAGCCGCGTACTCCCGAATTCTTGTCTGGTTATCAGCTACAAACTTGTCTTGTAGCAAAAGACAATCTTGAGAATCCAACCGAAGGTGAACAACAAGTTTTAAACGTATTTGAAGGTCTCGTTAAAATGGTTCGTAAATGGGTTGTTGCAAACAAAGAATCGCTACCACACTCTTTCAAGTCTCTTTCTGACGATCAACTGAAAGCGTGCGTTCAGCCTTTACATCAGCCTTCCATTACTAAAGAAGGAACAACATATGGACCGAGTTTCTTTTGCAAGATTGGTTATTGGAAAGCAAACGAATACAAGGGCAAACAATTTCCAGAACGCTTTACCACGCCATTCAAGGGTCCTGGTAATGTTCCACTAAATCCCAAGAATTTAGTCAAGACATCTGGTCGCGTTGTCATTGCATTTCGTATTAATCATCTTACATTTATCACTGGAGAATCTGAAGAGGATATGAAAATCAAGTTTGACGCAGAATTAGCAGATGTCAATTTCACACCAGTCAAACGTGAAATTGATGACTATTGTGGTCCAAATGATGACGATAACGATGAAGGCATGTGTGGTACCAACACAGATACTTATAGCGATATTGATCACACTAAAACTTACGGAGACAAAGTTAGCAGCAAGTATGGACAGGAAGAGGAACAAGAGGAAGAAGAGGAAGTTGTTCAAGTCAAGCCAAAGAAAAAGAAGAGCAAGGAATAAAAATTCATATTAATAAATATGAATACTTTTTAAAAATCAAACTGTTTTAATTCTGTATCATAATTTGCTTCAATAGAAATATGATCTTCCAGTTCATAAAAGTTTATTGATGCAGATAAAACGCCCAACTCTTCTTTGTTTGACCATCTTTTTGCTTTTACTCTTTTACCAGAAATCCAAAATTCTAAAACCATTTCTTCTCTTGTCATTGTCATTGTAATTGTTAAATCATCTTTCCATTTAGCGACTATAATTTTATCAGACAATTTAAACCCACATACGTTTTTAGATAGAATAAACGTATTAGGGGATTTATGATCAATTAACGAGTACTTTAATAATCCCGGGCATTTAATAAATTTTTCCATAGCATTTATTATAAATATTTTATATAAGATGAAAATTTATGACAATTATATTACATTTTTTGTAGACGAAATAAAAATAACTCTGCATAAACAACTATTAAGTAAAAAGTTTTTTAAAGATATGTACAATTCTATAGTTGAAAAATACGATGCTACATTTACTTTCAAAACAAATAGCATTCCAACAGCTGTTGTTACAATAACCGATGGCAAAATACTTGTAGAATCAGGGATATTGAGTTTTCAAGTTGTCAATGTTGAAAATTTTCTAAGAAATATAGAAGAAATTATAAATACAAGTCGATAGTTTCCTATTTTTATAGGAAAAATGTTTTTAAAAAATTGTTGCGTTTTTGTCAAAGACATCGTCAATAAATTGTTCCAAATCTTTTTGAGATAATTCCGCAATATAGTCTACAAATCCTTCATAAACTTGTTGACGAGATTTGGCCATATTTGTTCTATCGATTTTTACCTTGAAGTAGTTTTTGTAAATGTGATCTCGTTTGTCCTTGTCAAATTTACTAATTTTACGCAAAACACCCTTGTACAACAAAAGCCGATTGTCAACTTGATCGTCGTCGGTCAAGTTGTACATATCAATGTTTGCCTTTCGATTACCACTATAATCCATTTTTTCTTCAAAAATTTCGTCACCCAAGTTGTTCAAATCCGTATCAAGAAATTTATCCAAATATTCCCGGTCACTTGTCAACACCTCGGCAAGAAAATGCAACTTTGATTCGTCATTCATATAATCAACATAGTTTGAAAACAAATCCCTTTCCATCTTGGTCAATTTAAAATGTTTAACAATCTTTTCAACATTGGCATCAACAATACCATCAAAGTTGGTTTTCTCATCAACTTTTTGGTTGAGAACATTGGTCTTATTCTTTGCCCGCTGGGGTTTCTCATCAATTTTCTCTTTTTTGTTGAGAACTTTGGGTTTTATTTGTTTGCGATAGATAGAATATAGCCAATCGATAATTTCTTCTTCTTTGGCTGGTCCGCTAAAAAAACCTTTGGTATAAAATTTTTGATGTTGTTTTGTTGGTTTAAAATATTTGCAATTTTTTGTATGAATAATTTCCTTGTCAACATTTTCCTTTGCCAATGTCAGAATTTGATTGGCACGCTTTGAACTAATTCCCACAGGAATATCACCAAGCTCCCAAGTAGGCTCAATGAGTTTTTCCCATATTTCGTTCAAATCCAACATTTCTGTTATTTGTTCAAGAGACTTTTTGAGCAATCCCTTTTCAGAAAGTTGAGTAAGGAAGCTCTTGAGAATAGCTGCCATTTTAGAATATCTAGATTTTAGTTTTTAAATTTCAATTTTCTAAAATAATTCAACATTTAATTTTTCTTTTAATAAATGGACACTGTAGCATTTGCTTTTATTTTTACGCTTTTAGCCGGACTTTTATGGCTTTTTGTCGCCGATTTGTATTTTACTTACTCGCCCTCTTTAGATCATGATCATGACATGGATGGTCTAGTTGACTCTCACGGAGGAAACTTTCACCCCGAACATCCCGCACATAACCACAATGGTCTGTATTTAGACGGAACAAACGGACGCACACCAGCAACTTTAACCAATGTTAATCACTGGATTCATTAAACACTTTTTCTTTATAAAAATAAAGAAATTATTCCTCTGCATCTTGAAAATTACTTGGAAGACCTAGTCGTCCTATTTTAATGGCTTCTTCTTTTGCATCTGCAAATTTATTTTCAACGCCAAGTCGAATCGTCTTGTCCGTCGTACCTTCGTTGATATGTTTGACAATTTGATAAACTTGCCAAGCAGGCATACCAGACAAATCGGCCGATTCGTCGACGATTTGCTGTAGGACTAGTGTTGGTATAGTTGACTGAACTTGATTGTCCATTTGTGCGTAACCAAGACCAAGTGACACGTCTACAGCGCGCTTTTTAGCCGCTTTATCATATCCTTTCATATATAGCTCCTCGTACTTTTCATCTGCATCCATACTTTTAACCTTGGCATAAAAATCGTTGCGGTCAAGATGTTGAACTATTACTTTAAACATATCATATTTTTTCAAAACATATGGAGAAAAAAATGTGACATTGCGAATAAATAAATTGGTTATTTCAGGGCTTGGATTTTTTTGATAATAATTAAAGAATGTATCATCATTCTCTAGAATAGTTTCAGTAATTTCAATGTCGTTGTCAATCAACACGGAAAATAATAGTTTCATATTTTGTCTTTGTATATCTGTATCTTTTTGCTCGTTCTCCATATGCAAGCTAGCTATTAAACCAAGACTATCTGGATCAATAGACGATATATCGTCCAAAACATATTGAACGTCTTTTAAATTTGCAGAGTTTATTAAATCTTCAGATAATTGATTCATATCGGTTTTGCTAAAAATCCCATTTCCGGCATAATCAAGAGATACGCCCAAAGGTTTCAACGCCCTAATAATTTCAGCAAGTTGAGATATGCTCTGATATGATATTGGTATAGACATTTTATTATATATTTTCAATTTTATTGGGCTTATTTCTCAGAAAGTCTATATTCATGTGGTCTAAGGCCATATATTTTGGTTTTGTCTACTTTCCCAGCTTTTTCCAATTGACATTGGGTTTTAAATTCTTCTAAAATTTTATCTTTTACAAGTTTACCATCGACTATGATCCATACAAAGGTGGGTTTAAAAAATTTATATTTTTGTCTAGATACTGCAGGCGAAAATTCAGAATAACCTTTAGATATTCTATCTGGCTCATTTTTGACATCAAATGTGATGTCCATATATATGACAGTTAACACTCTATTAATTTGATCAACGTTTACATTTCTTCCAACTGAAATTAAATATTTACCGTTTTTAAGATCAAGAAATACTCCATCGTCTTTACTTAATTCAAAAGTTAGTAAACTTGGATTAATAATGTCTTTAAATTTTTCTAATAATTGAGTTTTAAAATATGATTGGACTTGCGCAATATTCATTTTCTATTTATAATGTTTCTTAATCATGTTTCAAAAATTGAAAAATAAATATTATATTTAAAAATATTTAAATGTCAACAGATGTGTTGAAACGTTTTTATACTACTAAACTTTCCAAGTTTTTTGATGTGCAAGACGCAGAAAATACGCAAACGTGGTCACTAGCTAGAGAGAGTGCTATTAAACTAATGCATGAATTGATATATGATTATGAAAGAATGGCTGAATCTGAGATGATAAATGAACAAGAATATGTGCTATTATGTGATGGTTTACGATACGAGTTTTCTAATCCTGAAAAATTTCATGTTCAAATTCTTCAACATTATACCCATATGAAAGAACTTGAACATTGGAAAGATTCTAAAGTAATTGTTTCCTATTTCAAATAGGAAATTAAGCTTGAAAAAGTTCTTTTTGGAATGATTCTTTAGCATGATTAAATAAACTTGTAACTTTTCATTTTCATCTAACAATTCTGTATTTGATTTTTCCAAGATGTAAAAAAGAATTTCCATTAATTGCATTGTATACTTACTGTACCATTCTCCGTTTGAATATCGTACTTTGTAGGCAGAGTCTTGAAAGAAAAATGTAATATATATTTGTTGTTTTGTATACTCTGTAGTGATTATACCATGTTCATAACTATCATACAATGTCCACTTTAAATAGTGTTTTAATCGTTCAAGCATACATTTTGAAATTTGTGTAGACATTTATATATTTATCATTTAAAGTTTTAATTTCAATTTATTCATTCTTTTTAAGATTTTCCATTATTTTATAAATTGGCTTGCAAACTTTGAGTTGTTTTCTTTCTAAAAATCGATTAAAAATTCTGTTGGCTTGGTCGGAGCTATGATTGACCATAACAATTTTACCAAACTTTTTATCACGATGAATGTAAACTTTTAGAGTTGGTGTCGAACGAGCATAATCTTTTTCATATTCTCCAGAGTTGGCAATAAATTCATCGTACTCTTCAACGCTAGTTACAAGTTTAAATTGATAGCCTGAATATGTATATAAATTATCCATTTGTTTGTCGGTTATTGGGTATTCTTTTTGAAGTTTCAAAGTCCTTTCTGATAGTTCATCAATAATTTGATGAACTTGATCAACTGAATATAAAGGACAATAAACTAGCAAATAGTGAATATCATTAAACTTGTTATAAACGATCGCTTTATCAGTTGACAAGTTCTTATTTTCTATCCATGTAGTCTTTTCATCATCTGTAGGTTTTCTTCGAATTGTAGCTATTTGAGTCGCATGATTAATAAGATGTTCCAAATCCTTTAGTTCCAGAGACATAGAAACAAGTTGTTATATTTATCATTTAAAGTTTTAATTTCAATTTAAATAATTGAAAAATAAATTTTGAAATTTAGAAAAAAACAAATGAGTATTATTAAAGAAGTTTTGCAACTTCGAGGTTATACGATCACAAGTCAAGATGATGAAATCCACTTTGTCAAACCAGATGGTAAAAGAGGAAAGGTCGTTTTTATTAAACATGATGAAAAGGCAAATGTAGACGATCTTGCAGCAATTTTCAAACCAATCGTTAAAGACCCTATCCATGTAATTATTATTTACAAAACTATCACAAATCCTGCACTCAACAGTTTTAAAAATGAAATTTCCAAATACTTTACAGCTGAACTAATTCCCATGTCTAAATTAATCAGAAATCCTCTAAATCATCGACTTTCTCCGACAAGTTACAGAAAATTATCAGGAAAAGAAAAAGAACAAGTATTACAACAATACAAAACAGAAGAGTCTAAATTCCCAGCAATGTCACCTACCGACATTATTGCTGTATTATTTGGCTTTTGTAAAGATGACATGATTGAAATCACGAGTCATTATAACTTTACTACTAAAAAAGTAGACATGGATATGGAACCCCAAATCACTTATCGTGTTGTAAAAGATGCTTTGTAGATAAATTGAAAATTTTATGATGCAGAATGATAAACCAACAAAATTGATTTTTAAAATTAAAAATCTAAAATTAGCACACAATCAACAAGATTGAACATTCCTTTAGGAAGTACAACTGTTTCAACAAAATTGAAAACAAACTCGTGAACCCAACTTTTAAAAACCAACATGACAACTCAATCCAAACTCAATCAAGGTACTCTTCTCTTCCTCGAAGCCTTCGCTTCAGTACTTTCCAAGCAGAAGCTTTCTCCCCACATGACTGCTGAGCAAATCATGGCGTTTTTTAACATGGATGATTTCGCTGTTTCTTTTTCCGGAAAGTCGACCCCCGCCAAGAAGGAACTCCCAGAGTGGGAGGGCGACATTGAAGACTTGCCCGCTGGAATCTCGGAGAAGCGGGCACGTTCGCTTCTTGCCCTGGCCCAGGCCGGAGTGCCGGACGATCTCAAGATTCATACGGGAAAGTCTGAGTTGTTCAAGCCCAACCGCCAGCACGAAAAGTTTTACACCAAGGGTGTCTTTTCTGGTCCGCAAAAGGACAAGGACGTGATCAAGTGGCTCTGCAAGCAGGGCGAATTTGGCGCCCCTGAGGAGCCCGAGGTTGTTGCAGAGTTGCCGATGCACAAGTGGAATGGCGACAAGAAGTTTGCGGCCAAGATGCTTAAGCTTGTTCAGGAGCACAAGAAGAAGGCAGAGAGCAAGGGCGAGAAGTACAAGTACATTAGCTGGGATACTTCTCGTGGTCACAAGCAGGATGATGTCAACTTTTTGTACAACGACGATTACGAGATTTGCGGCCCCAAGGAGTACAAGAGCGAGTTTCTCAACTTGATTGCTTGGCTTGACGAGAATGCCGACTTTGTTGAAAAGTCGCGCAAGGAAACTCCCAAGACCAAGGGAAAGAAGGCCAAGTCGGAGAGCTCCGGTTCGGACGAGACGGAGAGCTCTGAGGAGAAGCCCAAGACAAAGGGCAAGAATGTCAAGACGGAGAGCTCTGACGATGAAAGCGAGAAGCCCAAGACAAAGGGCAAGGTCGCCAAGTCGGACAGCTCAGCGTCAGAGAGCTCTGAGAAGCCCAAGACAAAGGGCAAGAAGGCCGCCAAGTCGGACAGCTCAGCGTCGGAGAGCTCAGATGACTCAAGTGAGAAGCCAAAGGGCAAGAAGACCAAGGATGACGCAAGTGAGAAGAGCGATGCAAGCGAGAAGGACGAAGACGGACCGACGTTTGTTCTCGACTATGATCAGAAAAAGCTTGACGCTCTCAAGACCAAGTTGAAGAAGCTCGAGACGGAAGGTAGTGAGAAGTATATCAATGCCAAGACTCGTCTTGAGATTGGTCGTACTGACAAGTCTGAGAAGAAGTTCAAGTGGCTCGAGGACGTCAAGGTAGCCATTCCGATCGAGTCAGAGTATATTGTCGACGATTTTCTCAAGATGCTTCAGCAATAAATAAAAAAACTTTTTTCCTATAAAAAATAGGAAAATTATAATAAATGGAACAAGAAGATAAACGTCGTGAAGAGCGTGACAAACGCCGTGCTGAAAGAGATAAGAAACGTGATGAAAAGAAAACCCAACGTCGTGAAGAGAGGGATAAACGCCGGGCTGAAAGAGACTCTAACACTCATATTCTTAGAAACGCGAATATAATGAACCAGGAAAATTGAAATATGAAATCTGAAATCTAGTTTTATCACCTATACAACTAAACATGCAGTTTACTATCTCGATTATTGGCGCGCAAAACACTGGAAAGACAGCATTTATTGCTGCAATCCTTGGAAAATCATTCCAACCTGACAACTTTGAAATGTCCACGTTTAAGACCACCAAGGGCGTTGCGACCTTTACGACAATCGAAAAACATCTCGACAACCCCGATGGATATTTTGTTTTTTTCGACAAGTTTAGCGAAAACAGTCTGGTCGATGCATTCAAGACGATTATCAAACTTCGTCGTACTTTTTCGGGACCAATTGTCCTTATCGGAAGCAAGTCTGACATTGGTGGCAACTATCCCACGAAAATGTTTAACAAAATCGCCAAGTTTTGCAAGACCTACAATATCGAATCGAACAACGTGTCTGCTCGATCGCGATATTGCATCAATCAGCCGTTCCAATATATTCTCGGTGATGCAAAAATCCTCGACGACTGGAAACCAAACAACGCAATGGAGGCAAAGTTGCTTTCCGAGTTTGACAGTCTTGCCAGCGACGACGCCAAGACTGAGATTGTGACATTCTAAATAAAAAAACTTTTTCCTATAAAAAATAGGAAAATTGAAATTTAAATTCTGAAATCTAGAATTTGTACCTACAACTAATCATGTCTGCTGACAATATTGAATCTAAAATCCGTTTTCTGATCAAACACAACTATAGCCCTTGGTCTGAAGGCGAGGATGAAAACCAAGTTGTCCATGCTATCAACGATCCGATTATTTTTGAAATCGCCACCTGGATTTTTTCTGTTCTTCGGCAAACTATCGCCAATGTTGATAGCACAATTGTCGAAGGAATGGCAGAAGACATCTTTTACGACTTTTTTGCATCTGACAAATGGCTCGCAGACTGGAATATTGTAAAATTTTATGAGATTCAAAATGCACTTTAAAAAAATCGAAATTGAATATTAAAAAGATATAAAAATGACACAATGTTTGAAGAAGAAGTAGAATGTATCAAAGATGCTGAAATTAGAGAAATTTATCAAGAGTTCTTAATTACACAAATTGAAGATCAGTAGAGAGCTGTAAACATTTTTCCTATAAAAAATAGGAAAAATCTAAATTGAATATTAAAAGATATGAAAAATAAATGGCACCAACAACTTTTTACGACGTTACATCTGAAGATATGACAAAATTTATTCCACAAAAAAATCCAAAATTTTGGATGTATAACTATTATATTAGATTCAAGGGTAAAAATTTTTTAAGGGTAATAAATGACGAAGACGTTTATATAGTTGAATATAAAGAGAATAGTCGAGTATATCAAACAATTGCAAATGATAAAGATTTTGTTTTAACACTTTTTGAAATGTATTTAGACAACGATTCTAGTTTTAAACACATTGCCACATGGCAACAAACAGACGACCATATTCTTTTAGTCGATCCACCAATTATATATAAAGATAATATATCTATGATTTTATAATCTGTAAAAATTGAAAAATAAAAACATCCTTTTCATTTTTATTAAAATGAACCGCGTTACAAAGATTGTAAAGACCAAGGTAGAAATCCTCGTGAAAACTAAAAATTGGGATTGGTATTATATTTCTACATTACCTGTGAATAAAACAGTTGCTAAAAAAATATTACCCAAGCCTTATAAAAATAATCAAAGATTTTATAAATAATTCGTTATAAAAATAATGAATTTGTCATTTATGTCGTTTTCGGTTTCCAATTAACACGCACATGATAATACGGATGTGTGAAAGTTTCACTTAAATTATATCCCAATTTA